AGATGATCGAGGAGGGCAACGCCGACTTCGTGCAGACCATCTTCACCGAGGGCACCGAGGGGCTGAAGAAACTCCTGATGTCCAACGACAAGTTCGCCGCCGCGCTTGAGTTGTTGGGCGTGATCCCGCCGCTGAAGGTAAGCCCGACCACGGGCCGCACGACCTACGCTTTTGCCAAGACCGACCCGGGCATGATCGCCCTGCAAGATCACCCGAACGAGCAGGTGCAGGCCCTGGTGGCCGCCCGCCTGGGCAACAAGACTACGCTTGAAGAGACCCGCACGGAGCGGTTCATCGACATGTCGTTCCGGGGCAAGTTCCCGGTGCCTCTGCGCTACTACGGGGCGCACTCGGGCCGGTGGTCGGGCCAGGACAAGATCAACCTCCAGAACCTGCCATCGCGCGGGGAGAACGCAGGCAAGATAAAGCGGGCCATCCAGGCGCCGCCCGGGCACGTCATCATCGACGCGGACTCCTCACAGATCGAAGCGCGGACCCTGGCGTGGTTGGCCGGACAGGAAGATCTGGTCACCGCCTTCGAGAACAAGCGGGATGTATACAGAATCATGGCAAGCCGCATCTACGGCAAGCACGAAGACCAGATCACCAAGTCCGAACGGCAGGTGGGCAAGGTCGTGATCCTGGGCGCAGGCTACGGAGTCGGGCACGTCAAACTGCGGACGTTCTTGAAGATGCAGGCGGGGGTTGATGTCACCGAACTTCAGGCGCGGAACATTGTGGACACCTATCGCACCACGTACTACCGAATCCCGGAGTTGTGGCAGAAAGCGCAGATGGCGCTGTCCTACCTCCAAAGTGAGCAGGAGTACGAGATCGACGTGCAGGGCCTGTGCCGCACGGCGCGCATCCCCAAGGGGCTCAGCGGCTCCGAGTGGGGAATTACCCTGCCCTCCGGGCTGTGGATCCAGTATCCCGGCTTGACCACGGTTTTCGGGGACGGCAAACCCCAGACGGTCTACGTGTCCCGGGGCATCGCCACCAAGGTTTATGGCGGACTCGTTGTGGAGAACTTCACCCAGGCTATCGCCCGGTGCGTGGTTGGGGAGCAGATGCTGCGTATCGCCAAGCGTTACAAGGCGGTCTTGACAGTTCACGATGCCGTGGCCTGTATCGCGCCCGTGGAGGAGAAGGACGAGGCTCAGCGGTATGTCGAGGAGTGCATGTCCTGGCGCCCGGACTGGGCCCAGACGCTGCCCCTGGCATGCGAGTCTGGGGTGGGGACGACCTATGGCGACTGCTGATCTAACCGTTAGACGGCGGGGCTTCCTTGCGCTGCCTCTGATTGCTACACTGGGGCTTCAAATAACTCCAGTTCACGCGCGTCGTATGGCTCATTCCTACTCGTCAGTCAAGGACTTCGAAGGCTGCCCCAAGCGGTACCACGCAGTCCGTATCGCCAAGCGTTTCAAGAACCAAGACACCGAGGCCACGCTGTACGGCACGGCGGTGCACAAGGCGTTCGAGGAATACGTACGGGACAAGACGCCCCTGCCTGAGCAGTTCGGCCAGTTCCAACCGTTCGTCGAGCCCCTTGCCACCCTGGCCGGAGACATCCGGTGCGAAGAAAAATTGGGGGTCCGACGCGACTTTAGCCCCTGCACCTTCTTCGACAAGGACGTTTGGATCCGGGGCATCCCAGACTATCTGGCTGTCAACCGGGCCAAAGGCGTGGCCCGTGTGGCTGATTACAAAACAGGCAAGAGCAGCAGGTACGCCGACATGGCGCAGTTGGAGTTGATGGCGGCCATGGTCATGGCGCATCATTCCGAGGTGCAAACAGTCAAGGCCGCACTGTTGTTCGTTGTTGCCAAAGATGTCATCAAGGCCGAGTTCACCCGCGCCCAGTTGCCGGAAATCTGGTCCAAGTGGGCCGGACGCATCGGGGCAGTGGAGAAGGCCGTCGAAGTGAACGTGTGGAATCCGCGCCCCAGTGCGCTGTGCAAGTTCTGCCCGGTCAAGGATTGTGCAAACCATCCGGGCTAAGGAGATAGCCATGGCTACCAAGCCACGCAACTACAAACGCGAGTACGAGACGTACCAGGGCACGCCGGAGCAGATCGCCGCGCGGTCTAACCGCAACAAGGCTAGGCGGGCGTACGAAAAGAAGAATGGCGACCTGCCATCCACCACGGACGTGGCGCACAAGAGGGCCTTGTCCAAGGGCGGTGCGCCGGTCAATGTCAGTAATCTAAAGGCAGAAGGGCGAAGCAGCAATCGCAGTTTTGCTAGGACTTCTACCAATAAACTGAAGTCAGAAATTTCCAAGCGCGAGCGATCGCGCTGAGGTAGTATTTATCCGCCCTGAAAGGCACAGGGCGGTTTCTCCTTGGTCGTAAGACCTTTGGCCCGGTAGTTCGCTACCGGGCCTCTTTGTCACCTCTAGTCATCAGAAAATCATGGAAATCGTGCAAGACCGCGCGTTACTCTTCCGCACTCGCGCAGCGGATCAGATCACCGCGCTCATCCCCAAGAGCAAGGTGCTAGACGACAGCGACGAGCCGCAGATACTCGTCAACTGGGGGTTCGAGGAGGTGCAACTCCTGCGCAACCTGGGCGTCAAGAACGTGCCCTCTCCCATCGTGGGGCGCTACAAGTGGCCGGGCATCTTTGCCCCGTTCGTCCACCAGAAAACAACTGCTGAGTTCCTGACCCTGCATCCCCGGTGCTTCGTGTTCAACGAGGCAGGCACGGGCAAGACAAGCGCCGCAGCGTGGGCCGCAGACTACCTGATGCAACAGGGCCGTGTGACTCGCGTGCTCGTGGTGTGCCCGGTGTCCATCATGGAGACTGCGTGGCGATCAGATCTGTTCAAGACCGTGATGCACCGCACGGTGGCTATCGCCATGGGTTCCAAGGAACAACGACGCAAGGTGATCGCAGGTAACTTCGAGTTCGTCATCATCAACTTCGATGGCGTGAAGGTAGTGGCAGACGAGTTGCGCAACGGCGGGTTCGACCTCATCATCGTGGACGAAGCCAATGCCATCAAGTCAGTAACCACGGAGCGTTGGAAGGCCATCGCATCTTTGGTCAAGGCCAACACCCGGCTGTGGCTCATGACGGGTACACCCGCATCACAGTCGCCGCTCGACGCTTACGGGCTTGCCAAGTTGGTCAACCCCGACGGGGTGCCGCGCTTCTTCGGTGCGTTCCGCGACAAGGTGATGATTAAGGTCACCCAGTACAAGTGGATGCCGCGCCCTGCCGCACGAGACATCGTGCATGCTGCCCTGCAACCGGCCATCCGGTTCACCAAGGACGAATGCTTGGATCTGCCGGACATGCTCTACACCACACGCGACGTGCCGCTGACGACGCAGCAGCAGAAGTATTACGACGCGATCCGCAAGGAGATGATTACGGTGGCCGCAGGTGCGGAGATCACGGCGAGCAACGCGGCAGGCATGCTCAACAAGTTGTTGCAGATCTCCCAGGGTGCGGCCTATACGGACGATAGGGACGTGGTGTCGTTCGACATGAGCAACCGCTTCAACGAACTGGTCAGCGTCATCGAGAGCACCGACAACAAGGTGCTCGTGTTCGTGCCCTTCCGGCACTCGTTGGAGGTCTTGCACGAAGATCTGCTCAAGGCAGGCTACACCGTGGAGGCAATCCATGGCGACGTGTCGCCCACCCGTCGAGCGGAGATCATCAAGCAGTTCCAGTCAGAGGACGACCCACGCGTTCTGCTGCTCGTGCCGCAGGCCACCGCTCACGGCATCACGCTGACACGCGCTGACCAAGTGGTGTGGTGGGGCCCGGTGCCCTCCACAGAAATTTACATGCAGGCCAATGCCCGTGCACACCGCGCCGGGCAGACCAACAAGGTCACGGTCACGCATCTACAGGGTAGTCCCGTGGAGCGCAGGGTGTTCCACATGTTGCAGAACAAGATCGACATGCACCTGAGCCTCGTCGATCTCTACAAACAGGAGATCACATGACCCCTTGACGACCAAACTAAACACTGTATACTTCAATCGCATCAACGCTAGTCAACAGGAATCATCATGGACGCCAACAAACTTGTGCAGGTCTACATCAAGATCCGCGACGCCAAGGAAATCAAAACCAAGCAGCACGAAGAAGAGATAGCCGCACTCGATGAGCAACTCGCTGCCGTTGAGGAATCTCTATTGGAGATCTGCAAGAACACCGGCCAGGACGGCGGCAAGACCCAGTATGGCTCGTTTACCCGTACGGTCAAGACCCGCTACTGGACCTCGGACTGGGATAGCATGTACCAGTTCATCAAAGATCACGACGCCCCCGAACTGTTGGAGCGCCGTGTGCACCAGGGTAACTTCAAGGAGTTCCTCCAAGAGAACCCTGACAAGATGCCGCAAGGCATGAACGTGGACTCACGGTACTCCGTCACCGTGCGCCGCGCCAAGTAACTTCACTCAAGGAAATCACATGAGTAACATCACTCTCTTCAAGTCTGGTTCCGTCGTTCCCGATTACCTGCGCGAAGCCGCAGACTCCACCACCAAGGACATCGCCGGTAGTTCCGGTGGCAAGCAGATCTCCATCCGTGGGGGTGTGTGGCGCATGATCGTTGGCGGCGAAGAGGTTGCCAAGAACGAAGATCGCTCCATGAACCTTGTGGTGATCGCAGCGGGCAAGGGGATCACGCGTACCTTCTATGCAGAGAAGTACGAGGAAGGCAAGGATGTCAAGCCCTCCTGCTGGTCCGCCGAAGGCGAGAAGCCCAACCCCGAGGTGCCCAACCCCCAAGCATCGTCCTGCGCCACCTGCCCCCAGAACATCGAGGGCTCCGGTGAGGGCAAATCCCGCGCTTGCCGTTATAGCAAGCGTCTGGCCGTGGCTCTGGAGAACGACATCACCGGCAACATCTACCGCATGTCGATCCCGGCCAAGTCGTATTTCGGCAAGCCCGATGGCGACAAGATGCCCCTGCAAGCGTTCGGCAAGTTCCTGGCCGGTCACGGTATTCCCATTACCGGCATCGTGACCGAGGCCCGCTTCGACACCTCCGAGGCTGTCCCCGTGCTGAAGTTCCGCGCTGTGCGTCCGCTGACCCGCGAAGAGTGGGATGCGGCCAAGGCCCAGAGCCAGACCGACGACGCACGTCAGGCCATCGACTTCAAGATGGTGCCTTCCAAGGCCGACACGGGTAGCAGCGCCCCTGCCCTGCCCGCCGCGTTCAAGGAAGCCCCGGCGCAGCAGGAGGCCAAGGTGGCCGAGCCTGTGAAGCGCACCACCAAGAAGGCCGAGCCCGCTGCCGCGCCGAAGGACGTCTCTTCCATTCTGAGCGAGTGGGGCACCGACGACGATGCCTAAAGGACTCAGGGGGTACAGCACCTCCTTTGTCGCAGCCGTTGCACACGGTTGCCTGTCTGACCTGATGTTCCAGTTCGTCCACGAGTGCTTGGTACGGGAGATCCCCGTATCAGCCGTGGCGGAAAGACTCGGCGTCACACGGGCAACCGTGTACTCGTGGTTCACCGGAAGGTCTGAGCCACGGGTGCGACACCAAGAAAAAATCAAGCAGATCCTGGCGCGTTGGAACCGCGCCTGATCGTTCTACCCGAGAGGTATCGTGCATTCCTTCCTCGACTCCGTATTGCCTACGCAGGGCATGTACTGCGCTGTGGCGATCAAGGGGGGAAAGGTAAAGCCGTCATTCCATGGAACTATTGCTGATGTCGATGCAGCGGCTCAAGCCGCAGGCAGCAAGGGCGCAGATGCCTACTTCGCACTAGCCAGTTTCGACGACCCCGCACTGGGACGCACAGCCGCAAACGCTGTCTACCTGCGGTGCTTTTTCCTTGACCTCGACGTAGGTCCAACAAAAGCCTACGCCACACAGTCGGACGCGGCAAAGGCGCTCCGACAATTCATCAACACCACGGGCTTGCCGCTGCCCATCATCGTCAGTTCTGGCGGCGGCTTGCATGTCTACTGGCCTCTGACTGAGGACGTCCCCGCAAAGGACTGGGTAGAGCATGCCAAGAAACTGAAGACCCTGTGCAAACTGCATGGGCTTGATGCCGACCCTGCGGTGACTGCGGATGCTGCCCGCATCCTGCGTGTTCCCGGCACCCAGAATTTCAAAGAGACTAACCCGCGTCCGGTGATGGTCGTCTACCAGGGGCAGCCCGTGCCCTTGGCCGACATCGTGAAGGTACTTCCTGCGCCCCCCACGCTTGTGGCGCCGACGTCCATCTTCGCCGCCAAGCAGTTTGGCACGGACGATGTGACCAAAGACCTCGCAGCGGAAGACCACCCGCCCAGTGAGTTTGCAAAGATCGTACGGTTAAGTGTTAAGGGCAACGGGTGTGCGCAGATGGCGCACGCCGTGCAGAACGCAGCCACCCTGGAAGAACCGCTGTGGCGGGGCGTCCTGTCGATCGCGGTGCGATGCGTGGATGGCGGCGAAGCCATTCACAAGGTATCCAAGGCCCACCCCGGCTACAGCCCGTCGGCCACCGAGAAGAAAGCGTCCGAGACCAAGGGCCCCTACACCTGCGATTGGTACCGCACCAACAACCCGGCGGCATGCAAGGGGTGCAAGCAGCAGATCTCTAGCCCCATCGTGTTGGGCAAGATCGTGCAGGAATCTACGCCGGTCAACGACGCCTACGTGGTGGAGGTTTCGACCGAGGGCGACGAGGATCCAGACGCCAAGGTAACCGTAGAGATTCCGGCCTACCCCTTCCCATACTTCCGGGGCGCCAACGGCGGCGTGTTCAAGCGCACGGTCGTTGACCAAGAGACGATCGACATTGAAGTCTACCCAAGCGATCTCTACATCACGGGTAGATTTTTTGATTCCGATCTGCACGGGGACGGCGACGGCGAACTGGTGGGGATCAACCTGCACATGCGCAAAGATGGAGTGCGCAGGTTCCACGCTCGGGTTACAGACCTGTTCGCCAAAGATTCACTGCGCGACCTTCTGAACAAAAACGGAGCAATCGCTTACGGCAAACAACTGGACGTTCTCATGGCCTACTTCGCGTCAAGCATTCGCAAACTGCAATCGCAGTACGCAGCATCCAAGACCCGCAGTCAGATGGGCTGGACCCCCGACATGCAAGGGTTCGTGGTGGGGGAACTGGAGTACACCCCTGACGGCACCAAACTGGCGCCCCCTGCCAGTGGCATTCGGCAGTTGGCCCCGGCCTTCGTGCCGCGCGGCTCCCTCGATGCGTGGAAGGAAATGGCGAACTTCTACAACACGCCCGGACTTGAGCCGCACGCTCTGGCCTTCTTCTTTGGGTTTGGCTCACCGCTGCTGAAGTTCATCGGCGGGGAGGCGGTCAAGGGCGCCCTGATCCATTTGAAGTCCAACGAGTCTGGGTCGGGTAAGACCACGGTGCAGATGATGGTGAACTCCATCTTCGGCCACCCGTCTGAACTGCTCATGACCAAGGACGACACCTACGCCGCCAAGATGCACCGCATCGGCTTGCTTAACAGCATTGCCTACACCGTGGACGAGATCACGAATGCGGAAGACAAAGAGTTGTCGTCTATGGCTTACGGCTTTACCACGGGCCGGGATCGGCACCGCATGGAATCGCAGACCAACCGACTGCGTACCAACAACACCACGTGGAATGCCATCACTATCACGTCCTCTAACGGGTCGATGATTGACAAGTTGGCGCAACTCAAAAGCACCGCCGACGGCGAACTCAAGCGGACGTTGGAAATCGAAGTGCCGCGTCTGCGCAATGTAGCCAAGGCCGATGTGGATCGGCTGTTCGGGCAACTGACCGAAAACTATGGGGTGGCAGGTCCCGTGTTCATCAAGTACGTGGTGTCCAATCAGCAACTCGTTCTTGCGGCGCTCAAGGACATGCAGGCCAAGATCGACGCGGCTTTGTCGTTGGAGCAGAACGATCGCTTCTACTCCTGCGTCCTGGCCTGTGCATTCGTTGCCGCGCTCATCGCCCGCAAACTGGGTCTGTTCGACATCGAGATCAACCGCATCTACAACTACGCCCTGGAACTGGTGCGGCAGAACAAGGCGCTTCAGATCAGCAGCGTGGGCGGCCCGACTGTGGTGGCACAGGAAACCCTGTCGTCGTTCATCAACGAGAACGTGTCTAACGCGCTCGTCATCAACAGCCCCGTCAAGGGTGCCATGCCAACGGCGCCGATCGTGTCTCCACGCAACGTGCTGCGCATGCGCTATGAGCCTGATACCAAGGAGTTGTTCATAACGGTGGCGGACTTCCGCGCCCACTTCACCAAGAAGCAGGTGGACGTGCGGGAGAGTATCCGGGCCCTGACAGCCATCAACGTGATTAAGCACAACGGCACCGCTGTTGCCAAGCGGATCGGTGCAGGTGCAGTGGGCGGTTTGTCCGGCCTGTGCGTCCGTTGCTACGTGATTGATGGCACCGCGCTTGGTATAGACGAGACCTCGTTCACTTCCAACGAAGACGATGCCCAGGACCAAAGCCAAGCCACCGGGCAAGCCGCATGACTTTCGCTTAGTGGTGGTGCAGGGCGTTGAGTATTACGTCTACTGGGAAAAACTGACGCTTGGCGCGTCGTTCTTCCTGCCCACCACGGGCACGATTGCACAGGTCAAGCGGGCCATACGCGACGCAGTGCGGCACCATGGCTACATAGTCGAACTGCGCACCCGGCGCGAGTATGGTCGCTACGGGGTGCGCGTCTGGCGCATGAACTAGACCGCCATCCGACCCGCTTTGCGGATCTCCGTCTTGGCCTCTCGCAGCCACCCGGTGAGTTCGGCCTCCAACTTGCGGATCTCTTCCAGTTCGCGCTCTCGCTCGTCCTTGGGCATCTGTTCGGCCCCGATCGGGCTGTTGAGATACTTGCGGTACGCGCGGGTGTCTTTCAACTGGTTCAGCGTAGCGTTGATCGACCGTTCTAGCATGAGGCGGTCTTCGTTCTCCACGGCGAACGCTTCGGCGCGGACGGGATCCGTCTTTGCCAACTCGTTGAGCGTAGCGTTGATCTGCCCAACCTTCTCGCGCTCTTCGTAGAACTCCGAGAGTTGACGGGTGCCAACCGGGTCGTACAGGTAGTTCGACAGCAACGCGTACTTGTGCAGGGGGCGATCGACTCGCGTCGGGTTCAGCAGGCTGTCCGTTGCCATGGTGACCATGGCCGCTGTAGAGCCGAAGTACCCGCGCAGCACGTTGTCGATCATGATCGGAGAGATCTGAACGCCAACCATATCCCGGCTAAATCCTGCCATGGCGATTGCCAGTTCACTGGTTGTAGCCGTGCGGCGCTCACTGGGCAGTTGGCCCTTCTGGAAGATGCCTTCCAGGGGGCGCATAGTCAGGAACGAGAAGTTGGTCCATGCCTCAAGCAGCGGCTTAGCAGCCTGCGGGATCGGCATGGCGCGTCCGAAGTATTGCTCCGCGATGTAAGCCACAGCGGTGCGGACAGCCTCCATGGCCTCCTGCTCCTCCGGCGTACCCTTGCGCTTGTAGTATTCGACCATGCGCTCCGGGATCACCTTGAAGATGGCGCCCAGTTCGGTCGGCACCCCGATCTTCAGGCCGTCGCCCAAGATCCAGTTGCCGTCCCGGGTGCGCAGGTCCATGTCCTTGTAGTCCTCGTCGTCGGACTTGCCGAGGGCATACAGCGTAGCGAACGCAGTGAGCATGGCCGCGCGGCTCCAGAACAGCCGACGGGCGGCGGTTCTTTCAAGCCCTGATGCTGCCGCTTGGCCGGTGGCCGCACGGTACAGCACGTCGGTACCCTGGATGTAGGCGTTGAAGAACGGGATGGTGGACGTGAGCGAAGCGGCGAAGTTACTTGCTCCGCGCCGACGGAAGTTGATGAACTCTCGGGCCCGCACCTGGGCCAGCAACTCGTCGTTCGTCTCGCGCTTGGTCTGATCGTAGATGGCCTTGCGCACCGCGATGTCGGATGCCCGCGTAATGCCATCCAGTCGATGCAGCAAAGTCTCGAACCGACCACGCTTCATGTAGCCCGCTTCTTTGAGCAGCGACTCGGCAGGGCGTCCCTGTTGGAAGTCGTACTCGCCGGTCAGGCCCAGGTCGCCCAGTTCCCGCACGATGGGATGCTTGATGCCGCGCATTTCGGCCAGGGCGATCTTCGGGAAGTTCGTCAGAGCCATGCGGATCATGGGGCCCGGGTTGCGAACGCCTGACGTGAAGATGGCGCGTTGCACGTCGTCTGCCACCTGCTTGAGCGCGAAAGGCGGCAGTGCGGTAACCGTGGTGCGCAGCACGTTGGAGAACGCCCCGAGGAACTTCATCAGCCCGCTCTTGGGCAGCGTCAGATCCTTGAACGCCAGCACGTCGTACTTGCTCGGCACTTGCCAGTACCGAAGTTCTCCATCCACGTACGCGCCGACGGTGTTGTCTTTGTGCTGCGTGGTTGTGCCAAGCGGTTTGGCCAAGCCCATGCTTTCCATGACTTCGATCGTGGTGCGCGTGGCGTCGGCGTTGGTTGTCTGCCGCAGCATCCAACCGAGCGTGTTTGCGTAGTTGGTGAACACGTTGCCCACCGGGCGCTCCAGGGAGCCGACCAGTTCTGGCAGTTTGCCCAACTGCGCCACGCCCTTGCCAGACAGTTTCTTGATGCGATCGAACGAGGAGATCTCATCCGATATGCGGTCAAACGGCACGTAGTTGACTACCGACTTCCACGCATCGCCCTCGGCCTTAGACAGTCGCCCCACGGCAACCATGTTGTCCACCATGGCGATACGGGCCTTGTCCATCAGCGCGCTGATCTCTTGCAGGTCGGGGTCGGCGTTGTACTCTTTTGCCAGGGCGTCGATGTCGGCCTCCGGCATGTGGATAACGAACTCGGTGCCCTTCGTCTGGTTGGACTTCAGCAACTCCTTCAAGCGCATGGCTTCGAGGATGCGGCTTGCCGCACGGGTACCGCCTTCCATCGAGTAGCCGTTCTTCTTGGACCACTTTTCCAAAGCCGCAAACACTTCGACTGGGGGAGGCACGTCCTTCTTCTCAACTACCTTCCACAGCCCGGTCGTCGGATCTTTCTCGATCGAGCCTTTCTGGAAGTATTCCGGCAGGAGTTTTACGTAGTCCTGCGCCTGCCGCAGTGCACCCATGGGGTTGAGGTTGCCCAACGCGTCCCGCACGGCGCCGTTGAACTTGGCCTGAAGGCGCTGCTCCACAGCCGCAGCCGAGTCCGCCATCATGACGCGGAACTTGGTGCCAAGAGTCGGATCCCCGGGCTGGGTCGTGATGCCCTGCACCATGGCCTTGTACCAAGGCATGCGCTCGGGCTCGATCGGACCCATAGCGTCGATGATCTGCTGTGCGCCGTAGGACAGGGAGAACTGCTTCTGCGGCGCCTGTTCCGTGCGGGTGGTGTCTTCGAACCACATCTTCGATGAGCCAGGGCCCATCGAATCCAAGAAGTCCTTGACCGTCTTGGCGGGCAGGTACTGCCGTCCCGTGACGATGCGCAGCAGGTCACGCAACTTCTGCGCAACCTGGGAGAAGAATTTCTCGGTGATGGTCAGCGGCTTGTCCGCAGTGGTGGCCCACCGCGCCGTGTTGTCTGCAAACCATTCACTAAACGAACGCCAGTACGAATCCACGTTGTCCATGGCGTCAGCGGTCATCTCGGCCTTGCCCCGTGCCCGGAGCGACGCTTCGATGTCTTGGGCCTGCTCCCTGGTGCGCAAGTTGTGCGCAAGGTCAATGGCCGTGTGTCCGGGTTTCTTGTTCTCCTTCAGCCATGCCTCGTACTCCTTACGAATGGCGAACTGCACTTGCGTTGGAGCGTTGTCGTAGGCGATCTGCTGAATGGCGTGGCCGAGTTCGTGTGCAATGACTTCGAGCGTTTTGGTCTCACTCATCTCCGGCTTGAGGTAGATGATGAAGTCGTTGCGGTTGGGGCCAAAAGAAACCACAGACCCGTTGGTAGATGAGGATTCGTTGGTTGTGTTGAGGCCCGACAAGTACGGGCCATGGAATCCGTAGCGGTCGGTTTCCCCATCCAGATCCGCGCCGTTGTGCACGAAGAACCGCACATCGCCAATACCCAGAGACTTCGTGAGTTCGGCCAAGTAGTCGGTGTACTTTTTGGAGATACCGTCAGACCCAACCACGTTGGTTGCCGCACCGGCAAACGGGCCGTCCGGGTTGGCGGCGTACTCAGCGGCATCAGCATCAACGGCGCGGTTGCGGGCCTCAACGAACCTAGCACGTTCCTCTGCGGTCAGCAGGGGGCTAGTAGATGAGCGAACATCCACCCGCTCAGCACGTCCGTCCTTGTGGACCGCAATATATGTGATGAAGCCAAACCGATTTGTACTGCGCACCAGGGCAACATCGCCCTCAGCGTAAACAGCCTTGCCGCCCGTGAATTCTTTGGCCCGCTCGTCTGCCCAGGCAGGCACCGTCGGTTCGGCGCGGGGTTGAAGGTCGAATACCATCTGCCGCTCATCAACGGCAGGGACTTCGGCGGCGGGCTCTTCGGCAGCGGCGCGTTCGCGCTCATCAGCGGCCTCGGCGCGCTTGCGCGTTTCAGCCTTGCTTGACGGGAACAACTCAGCCTGCGGGCCACGACGGATCTCGACCTCGCCTTCTTCCATGCCAAACGTGGACGTGCCGATGGGCTCGCGCATCTCTTCGGAGATGGGCGGCGTGGGCTTGGCCGGAGTCGGGGCAGCCGCAGGGGGTGCCTTACGTTTGCCTTCCGCAGTCTTCTTCTGCTGCTCGTCCAAGCGACGCTGCATCTCGGCGGCGTCACGCTGGCGCTCTTCCTCGGCCTTGCGGTCGTAGACGGGGATCAGTTCCTGCACCTGGGTTTCCAAAGCATCGTAGGAACTACGCGCCTTGGAGTTGGGCATCGGCACCTTGCCGCTCTTGAGCAGCAGTCCGCGCTGCTTGTTGCGCAGCGAGTCGATCGCAGTCTGAACCTCAGCCGCCGTGCGGGTATCTTCTACAGGCGCAACGGGGGCCGGAGCCGGAGTCAGTGCAAGGGGCTGCTGTCCCTCTCCTGCAACTCCTGCTGGAGCAGGTGGTGCAACAGGTGCCAATCTAGGGGCGACAGGTCTTTTAGGTGCGGCGGGAGCAGCGGCTGCGGGAGGTCCGGCGACGGGAGGCGCGCTAGGTACGCCCATGCCTCGCTGATCTCCTCCGGGCTGAGGTTTTGCACTAACAGGTGCTGACGTTGGCGCTCCACGGGGGGCCTCCTTGAATGCGGGTACGTCCGGGCCCAACAAGGCACGGAGAATCTTGGCCCGCGACCCCTGACCTTTTACCAGAGAAGGATCCTGCTGCACAAGAGCAGCGACATCTTCCTTGGTGCGGTTGACGACGTTACGGTTGAACCAATCCTTTGCGGTCTTGAACGGCACGCCAACGGCTTCGATGTCCGGCATATAGATGCGCGGCGCCGGGGGCGGCGTAGTAGACGTGGGTTCTCCCTCGCCCGTGTAGCGGAATGGCAGGCGCATCTGCCCCTGCTCACGCAACTCCCGACGATCTTGGCGGTACTCTGCGCGCTGCTCACGCAGTGTGGGTTCGGTTTCGACTTCGGTTGCAAGTTGGGCGCCGCCAGGAGGCAGGAACTCCCGCATCTCCATCTGCTGACCGGGCTGCGTGAAGGCGCTGCGCGCTGCCTTCTCTGCATCAGCCTGCTCCTGGGCTTTTTGCTGCCGTGCAGCATTGATGCCCTCGGTGTCCAGTTCCCGAATCCGCTGCGACAGTTGGCCAATAGCCGCCTCGATCTCTGGCGTCTTTTCCGCAGCCCGCAGTTCTTCGCGCTGCTTCCAAAGTTCTCCGTACGACTTGGTGAGATCTACGGCGGGGGCAGCGGGTGCCGGGGCCGGAGCAGGGGGAGCGGGCGGTGCGGGAGGAGCAGGGGGAGGTTG